ATTTTTTGTCTTCGTTCAGTTACGTATTGCTCGGTACTACAAACAGGCTCGTACCTCCGAACGCCGCAGTGCTTCACCACGTCAGGCGATAGAGCGATGATACTGTTCTATCGCTGTCTAAGATACTCTTGAACTTGTCTGTCTCTCAAGCTGGATTTTGACATTAGAATATATATTATGATTAAGAAAATATTATTTATTTTTATCTTTTGGTTTCTTCTTGTCAGTTAACGGAATAGTTTTGCCTTTCTTTTGTTGCTCCTGTTGTGGCTTTGGCTGTGGCTCGTTTAATTGTTTACACTTTCGGTTATAATTTCTAGAATCTCTAACTAGGCATATATTCATCTTAAGATTTTAATTTATTTAGCTGATAAAGCTAACACGTTTTTCTTCCTCGGCTTAACAACCGTTTCTGTACCTTCGTTAAATTTCAAAGATTTGACATTACCTGTCACTCGTGTTTCTGGAACTATGGCTGGTCGTATATTTGCATTAACTGATGCATCGGTAAGGGGGAAACGGGCTGCGACCCCCTGTTTTAGTTTTTGTTTTCTTTTGGTAAAGATTATTATTTTAATATGTATCATAGCATCTTTAAACTTAATCCGTGTTCTTTTCTGATTTTAGCTACTAAAGTATTCCATTCGGTTGGCTTTCTCTCCTTCCCCAAGCCTAATAACAATGGTGCGGCATGGGCTGCGATTTTGCTCCCGACGATGAGTACGTCTCCAGTGACCCTCATCACATCGTTGAAATCACCACCTTGTAGAACTTTCTTAACGCGCACCCTTTTAGGTTTTGTATCACCCGCACCAATGATACCACTGGCTTTCAGTTCCGTCTCGGTTACGGGTTGTGTGTTCTGCATTGCGTCAACTAATTTCTTGGTTCGTGTTTTTCTATACTTGACGATGGAAGGACCATCGCCTACGGCTTTGCTTTCAATTCCTAAATCATAAGAGGTGTGGGCTAGGTTGCCTGATCCACCTTCTAATTCTGGATGGACTACGCTGATAAAATCCTGTTGTGATTTTGGTTCTGCACTCGTCGGGTTGTTAGCTACGTGATTGTCGTGGGCTATTTTTCGATTGGCTATGGCTAATAGTTTTGATTTGATTGCTCTCGGTTGTATGGATTATCGAATGGCATATTTCTATATATATATTATATTAGATAATTTTCTATTTATATAATATATTAAACGCATTATATAGTGTAATATTCTTTTCAAATGGGATTGTTAATATTACTTAAACTGTCTTTTTAACACAAGTAAATATGTTTATTATTTTGGTGTTGGAATGTCAACATTAGTTTTATTACAACATTTTAATTTACAATAACATTTTATTTTAGTATGTGTTTCACATAAAAAGCATGTATCAAACTTATTAGATATTCAAACATATATAATAAGTTTGATATTTAAATGAATTTACTAACAAAATGATGCCACTAATTGGTCGGGTGTTAAACCATATAATCTAGTGTAATTTTTCATATAATCTTGATAATCTTTTAAATTAAATCCTTCATTTTTAAATTTATAACATCGATGACACACGTGGTCTCCACAAGTATTCACACCTTCTTTCATTTGTTGATATTTAACTTTATTATAAATATAATTTCTACCTTGTAAAAGATTTGATAAATAATATGTGTTTTCTTTTAATTTTATCCTTTGACTCGGTGATAACCACTTGCTTAAATCTGCGTCGGGAGCGTTTCCATAGCTGTCGAACCATTCGTATTGTGAAGAGTTTCTGATTAGAGCACACCAATGACCACTAATCGGTGTCTCTAACAATAAAATTATACAAAAATCATATGGTCGTGGTAGTAGCTCCTCTAAACTATTATATTTTGCTAACTGTGGATAAGTTAGTATTTTTGTGTCAGAACCTAAAATGGTTCTAATATCAGTTTCACTGAGAGGTTTTCTCATAACTTGTTTAATTCTGTTCATATATATTTAGATTATATTATTTTTAATATAATCTGTTATGTAATTTTCCATGACTTCCTGCACCCGTGACGCCGTAGCCTAACGCATCGAAAACTTTATGAGCGGTATTGTGCAATTGGGATGATCACATGGCTTACTTAAGAACTTTTAACATCGGTGTAGCCTTAGAATGTATCCAGTGGGCAGCATTACGTAACGCCATATAGGAATGAGCCCCCGACTAATTTCCTTGCATGGCTATGTGTGATAAAATCTGGTTCTGCTGCGGTTTGCACCACATCCTCTTTAATTAACATGCCGATATAGCTAGCTTGAGCTGCCTCTTTCACACAGGAGCACACCACTGAGAAATTGTAAGAACCACCAATTCATAATCAGAGGAATTCCACGTGTCTTTGTGTTGATTTTCAACATCTGCAACAACCTGTAAATTATATTGTCCGATAGAACCCGGAGCGTCATACTCGGACGGTAGAGGAATAAACCGTGCAAAGTCAAGCACAACAAGCGAACCAGTTAATGGTATCATCTTAATACCTTGGGATGCATTTCCAGAGCCTTGTCCGCCATAAGAATTGAGTGGCCACGCATTGTATGCAGGGAGTGTGTTGAAGGTTCCTACTGAGATGTTCCCTGACCGATTGTATTTCCAACGAACTCGCGATATGTCAGATTTGCTAAACCAGATTGTACAGATGCGTCATAAATTTGCTCTGGCGTGTAGGTGCTCAAAATTCCTGCTTGGTTGTTGAAATTTATTCGAAGACCTTTGATTACTAAATATGTGTCTGGGTCTGTACAGTTCAACATTGATTGTATTTTCCTAGCACATATGATTAGCTTATCGGGGATACATGATAGTTGAATGTTGCTACTGATTATAGTCGCTTTATTAAATTGTGGGAATTTACCTGCATCTTGGTCAGTGGTGTTTAATACCAAGCCATAATTTCTCTTGTCTCCACCAGGAGCTGAGTGTACTATTGCAGGTAGATTTGTGGTACGGAAAAGTTGGAAATCATGAAAATTCACAACCGAACGCGGGTCTTGTAATTGAGACCCCTTGGGCGTATAGAATTTGACAATGAGTTTAGCGTCTTCTACATTTACAAGGGTAGCCGTTTTTGAATAATAGGTCGGATTAGCAGCGGTCGTGCTGAGTTGGATATCTGCAAGAACGCCAAGCACGGGATGCATTCGTAGCAAAATTTGCTGTTATGTTCAAGGAATTTATTCCGTAGATACCCGGATGATGTCCCTCGGAATCACAACCAGCTAAAAAAGGCGGAACGAATAATGGTTCTACTACGGTGAATTTCACATAAACATCGGTATCGGTTTTAGATGGCGTTCCCAGGGGTTGTTTCGGGTCTGTAGCACGGTAGATTTGGTCAATTTTGAAACTTCCTCTAGGTCGGTGATAATGGCTGGAACCTGCGGTTCTGAACTGGTCATAGCCTAAAGTGTTATTATTTAAGGATGCATACTGCTGATAAGTATATCCATTAGCTAAATCAACTGCCCCAGTCGATGTATCATTTGGAACGAGTGATATTACTGGGGATCTTGCGGCGGCTGCGCTTGGAGCAAATGTATATGGTAGCTTCACGACTGCATCAGCATAGTCTGACAGTTGGTCAAGCGTTGTAGGTGTTAGACTGTCATATTTTGCCAAAGTCTCTGGGTCGTACATACGCAGTAGCATGGGCAGAATTTCTGCCACTTGCATACTGACAGTATTGTTATTGATTGATACTTGCATGTTGTTAATGATGGAATTTAGAGGGAACGGCGCAAGAGCGTCGGTGACTCCATAATTGACCAGCCACTCTGGATTTGCTTTAGTGCCTGAAATTTTTAAGGTTAGAGTCGCCTGCATAAACACGTGGCTATCGAGAATAGTTTCAAGTGAAGGAACAACGACATTAAAAACCATAGCACTCGGTGTTGCTGAAATTGCTTTAAATTCTTGTGATGTAACCGACTGTCCTCCGATTAAAACATTATATTCGACTTTATTTTCTGTAGCTATCACGTCATCCATTACGCTTTTTTTAATGATCGACATCGACATATTGATATATAATTAGATTAAGAAAATAATATTTAAAGATTAAAAATAAAATTAATTATTTAGAATAATTTATTTTAATTTTTCTAACTATTATTTTTATTTTGAAACGCTTGACAATATTTAGATCTCTGATGTCTTGCTAGCTTTGCTCTGGTGACAGTTAGTTCACAATGTTGACAAATAGCAGGAAGTCTATTGCGTTTCGGCTATAGGATTTTATTATTTTCACGATAGATTTTACTTTGCTCCCGCAGTATGTCTTTGTTGCTTTCCCTAAACTCTTTTCTTTTGCAGTGATAGTTCTACCTTGTGTTCATCTCTCCATTTCTTATCTGACATCTTGCAATTTTACTCCTTATTCGTCTCCCTATATTCCTTTTGATTTCAAACTATGTATCTCCTTATGGTCTTTATAATATTGTTTTAAATATATTTTCATCTTGTCCTTATGCATGTCCCTATATCCTTTTAAAGTTCTTCCTGCAACTCGCTTATTGATACAATCTTCATTTTGAATATGATAGCCTTCACGCTTTCTCAATTGTTGTAGGTTATCACAGCTATACTCTTCGACGAGTTCAATTTTTGTATTTTTTATACCATATGCATCAAACATTGAATATACACAAACATACCTCACTGAGTTCCTCCTTATACCCATTATACCCAGACCTATGGTCTGCCATTCTGTTGCATAGTTCTGCACTGTGCTCCCTATATAGCATGTAGTATAAGATAAATCAATAATCTTGTAAATCTTTCCATTGCTGATATTTATTGTAAGGTTGATTAAGGTTTTCCATCTGTTACATTAAGAACATATCCCTTTAAATCAGTTTCAGTAAGTATTCATATTGAATGAGACGGCTCTAAAAAGGATCTTCACGTTCTGAGCTACACCCGCAAGGTAAATATACAGGATATGATAATCCTGTCTTCGATTCCCAGTAGCAACTTAAATCTACTTTATTTAGATTATTAGATGCCTTCATGGAAAGCAATCTATACTCAGCTTGAGGAGCATATATAATCTCAGAATTATAATTATTCTGAGCACTTGACAGGAATTGAATAATCAACAATGATATTAGAAATATCCCCAGATACACTACCTGTTGATAAGTTTGTATCACCAATAATTTTTGGAGGACTGACTAATGTTGGAACAATAGGCAGTGAATTCGAAGTAAAATAAATATTTCTAATAGGATTCAATAATGGCAATAGGCGAGAATTCAGTTCGTAGTGTTATATATTTATCTGTGTTATTACCCGCACTTTGTAAGACTGCACTAACATTTGAATTAGATTTATTAAATAGATTCAACCAATAAACGGTATCTGGAAAAGGTGCTCCTAATGGTGGAAATCGTTGTAATGAAGAACTGAATGGAAGTATATTATATAATCTTGAATTAAACGCAATTTGTAAATTATAGTTTCCACCGCTTCCGATGGCATCCATCGCATTATCTGAGTTTATCGTAAATAATCCTGAACTAATATCATATTCAATAAATGGTTTTTTGAATGATATTGTAGTTGACTGCATCTCTGAACTTTTGTATAATATCTTGAGTCAATAAGTCGAATGTTTCATTTATCATATCAACCCAATCGTTTACATTATAAATGAAATAGTATGTTGAACTTGTATCAACTCTTGTTGAAGGCGGTGCAGGTTCAGGTTGTGTAAAATCTAAAGGTTTATATTGTATGTATTTGCTAGCACCATAAGTATCAGATGTTATCGTTCCAGCCCCATCTCTATTATATTTCGTCAAACTCATACTTATTGCATATACTGTTTTATCAACATCATCCTGTCCAGTTAAAATATCAGGAATGAAGACTGGAAGACTGTTAGATGTCTGAAGCGTAAATCTAACAACAGAACAAAAATAATTTTCACTATTTGATAAAAATGGCATATTTCTCGTTTCATTGAATACCAAAGGTTGTGGTGTTGTTGTCGAGTTGTTTACCACATCCAAATTTAAATATACATGTGTAGGGTCTCCCATAATATATAAAATACATTAGAAAAACAATTTTAAAATTAAATTGTTTTTGGAAAAATCTAAACTATAATATAAAAATGAGTTTAGAACAAAAAGTAAATAGTATTCAAGCTATAGCCCTACAATCTCTAACAGGTAAAGCGGATTCACTAAATCCTGTTATGGAAGGTAGTGTTGTTTTTAATCCTGCAAGTGGTGATAATAATGTGTTTACAAATAATATACAATCTCAATTTAATCAAGATGTGTTTATTAATCGTAATTTGACAGTGTCTGGCACAACTTTCTTAAAATCTAAACAAGTAGTGCATGATGTTGGAACAATGTTAAGTAATCTAAATGTATTCGGTGATGTTGTGATAAAAAATGGTTCATTGATAGACCAAGAAGGGACTGCATATTTTGATAGTATTAGTGTAAGTTCTAATTTAACAGCGAAGGGCGGCTTTGCTCAATTTAAAACCGTAGAAATAACAGACTTAACAATCTTAAATAATTTAAATATGGGTTCAAGTGGATTAGCCACTATACCATATATTAATTCTGATGGTATAGCTGTAAATAGCGGCAATCTTCGAGTTTCAAATGATGTTTATTTTACAAAGTATAATACATCAATCGCATCTTACTTGAAGATCAACGAGTTTAATTCGAGTATTAATAATATAAACAATACATTCACAACATTGTTAAATACTATGAACAATTCTTTTACAAATGTTGACAACACATTTTCAACAGTTTTTGCAAATATTTCAACTACAAATAGTATTATAAATACGCAAAATACTTTGAATTTTGTAAAATTTTCTGCAATTGATACTGAACTAATAGCATTAAGAGGTAGTGTTGGTGCTTCTGACTTAATAGTCGGAACAACATTAATACAACAAGTCAACTATATTACAACTAATGCAGTCTTCACACATAATTTGACACCAATATTAAATAATATAAATAATAACATTCAAAATGTTGAGGATGCACTACGAGGAGAACTTCCACTAGTAGCTTGGCAACATGGAACATTCACAAATTACATAAATGTTGAACCATTGAAAG